GTTGCATAGGGTCAATAGGATCTGAAAATCCTGCCCCTTGAAAATTTACAAGAATCTCACCTGTGGCATTTGTCCAGGTGTATTTATCAGGGTTATCAGGAAAACCAATTATTTTGACTTCAGGTAATTTCTCATGAAGTCTAGAAATAATTGCCTCTTCTATATTCAGAATTGCTATATCCGTACTCATGTCGCATCTTTCTATGATTGAATATTCGACTATATCTTGTTTTATTTGTTACTCCAAGCGAACCATTTAAAGTATCTTCATTTAACATTGCAATATCCAGAGTAAAAGCCCCCCTCTGAATATCTTTAAGTTTTGCCATGGCATCACGATATTTTCTTAATATAACTTCAGGTAACTCCCTTTCAGGTCTACGAGTCCAGAGGTTATAAACTGCTAAATCCAATGCTATATTTTTTACAGTAGCCGGGATCGTAGTAAGAGGGAGTTCATAACTCCCTCTTAAGTAACCATCTATATCATCTCCTGCCTGTTCGATAGCGGCATTTACATTATCCTCATCAGGGGTTATTGCCTCGCCGCTATCGTCTGACAGTTCGATTATGGTCTGTTCCGGTACTACTGTTATCATTTCTTCAAGAGTGCAGTAAGTACCCATATTTCACCTATTCCTTATTTAAAGTCCACAAGAACAGTTCCGCTTGTTATTGGATATACCGAAGGGTCTACTCCACCCGCATATCCATTTATTTCAATCAGGTCTGCACCGGTTATTTCAGTAGTACCAGCAGGTGTGTCTGCTTCAACAGCATAACCATCTTCATCTGATGCTATAGCTACTCCTGCGGCTGAAATTGTGCCTCCAACCTGAACAGGCCATGATCCTGTTTTCACTATGGCGGCCACTTCAGCTTCATTATATCTTGCCATAGAAATACCTGCGGCCTTTGCCCCTGCGGCACATATATTTCCATCAAAACCTACAAAAATTTCCTGATCCAGATCTGCGGCGGCAATTAAATTACCCACTACTCCGGGCTGTCCGCTTGCTATTTTACCCATAATGTTTATTCCTCCTTATACAGCATCATTGATTATATAACCGGCATCAGGCCAGGTCATATAAGCTTTGAAGTTGTCAGTATAATTGATATGGCGAACTTTAGCTGATTTCTGCTCTTCAAAAACATAGGGATTCCCTTCACGTCTTACAGTGAAACCAAACGATGGCTCTTCTACATCGAATAATTCCTGTAATCCTTCAGGGGCATAGACCTCTTTAGCAGGTCTGACAAATTTCTCTGCCTGATAATATACTATAACCACATTACCCCATATCTTGTCGAATACTTCGTTATTGTCCGGATTTACATATCTGCTTGCACCGAGATAGATGTTTGGTATATCGAAAAATTCAGCCATAAGTTCAAGGCTGATAATTCCCTTCTGGGTGTATTTGATAAGTTCTTTGAATATCGGATGCCTTCTTGCCTGTTTAAATACGTTAAGACCCATAAATAAACAGTTCGGTTCAATACCTACTGCGGCGGCAACTGCTTCCTTTGCAGTTTCAACATCATTCTGTGGATCTGATGTATAGGTGGTAGGTGCAGTTATGTAATCAGACCATTTTGCAGGGTTAACTCCATCACCAAGAGTAATTTTATTGGTAGATGAATAGTTATTTAAATCCTGAACTATATCCGCAATCTGCATCTCCATTTCTAATTCAACTGCTCTTTTAGCTCTAAATCCAGCCCATTTCTGCAAATTAAAGTTTGCCTCTTGAGCTTCGAGATAATCTATAGGATAAGCGGCATCGTGTTCCTCTGTCGCTACCTGTATAGTATCTCTTTTATCTCTTACGAGGACATTACTATCTCCACCCATACCTCTCAGGGTTTCATATCTCTTGAAAGCCTCTTTACCGAATTTAGGAATCCATGCTTTCATTTTTGGAATGGTCACTACGGGGAATATATGCTGACCATTAAAGGCCGCTACTCTATGACCCATAGTTAATTCTGTTACCACAGGCAGAACATTTCCTCTTACATTGTCGAGTCTTGAGTAATCGTTGGGTGTTATTTCAGCCCCTCCTACGCTTCCATCAAGTAAACTCATATAACTATACCTCCTTTATGGCTTTTAAAGCCTGTTCGTATTTTACGCCTGGGTGTTGGGACATATACTGACGTGTTCTCTGATCGTCAATTTCCTGTTCTCTGTCTACCGTCATATTCTTGGTTTCTGCGAATTTACGGACTTTATTGTTTTTGCCTTTAACTTCGGCAAACTGCTGATTTGCTGTTTTCTTTGTGGCAACTTCAGTGAAAAGTTTATGCTCTGGGACATACTTCTTGAGAAGGGCTTTAAACTTATCAACTGTTTTCTGTTCTCCACCTTCAGCAAAGTTATAGCTTCCATGAGTTTCGCAGAAATCCATAATATCAATCACGTCAGAATGGTCAGCAGGGAGAAGTTGACCGGATAACTCTTTTTCACAGAAAGATTTATATTCTGCTAATCTTTTCTCTGTGGCTATCTTTTTGAGTTCCACTTCTGCAAATTCCCTGGCTTTTCTTTCCTCTTCTGCTTTCTGTTCAAGGAAAGTAATCCTTGCAACCTTCTGCTCAAGCTCTGCTATCTCTTCTTCTGAGTATTCAGAAAAGGCTTTTGCTTTTTTGGGAGGTTTTACTTCGTCTTTTACAACTTCCTTTTCAGAGGTTTCCATTACTTCCTCTTCAGGAGTTCCTTCCTCCATTTTCTTTTTAGTTTTCATACATTCGGCCTCCTTATAATCCTTTTCAGGATCTATATCTTTTTCGGCTTCTTTAGCCGGTTTAATTTCTTCATTGAAATAATAATCATTACCCCGTAACTTATCGCAACTCTTATCTATTGCTTCACAGCAACTTTTAATGATATTGCTATCCGGGTAATCATTACACAGGGAACGAATTGCCTTACTGCTATCCCTGATTATGTCACAGCATTTAGCAATTCCCATACTGCCCATCAGGTCGCAATACTGAGTAATAGTTGCACAACAGGTTTCTATGGTAGAAATATCTTCCTTGCTCATTCTTGAATTATTGCAGGTATTGTTTATTGTATTGCAATACTTCTTTATATCCTCACAATGGGTTTCTGTATGAGTCAATGCTTCTGCAAACTTTGCGGCATTACCATGAAGAGGATATTTATTTCTATGTCCTTCTATCCACTGTTGAGCTTTTTCCATTGTCCATCCTTTATCTTTCATAAAGGTAACAGCGTGAGAGGTTTCCAGATCATCTCCTGGCAGTTTACCTAAGTGGATTAGAATACCGGGATCTCCTTTAAACTCTACCATACGAGTCATTACGTCAAACATATCAGAAGAACGAACCTTATGTCTTATCTCTCCCGGTGTTTCGGAAAGGTTCTCAGGATTTTCAGGCCACAGGTCTTTATTCTCCTTTATAACCTTATCCGGTTTATCCACCTTCAAGGTATCTACCTCAGATAAAGCAGGATTAAGATTATCCATTCTGCTAAAATCATTCGGTGGATCTTCAGATATAGTTTTCGCTATATTGTTAGACTGTGAAAAAGTCACATATTTTTCCTCCTTCTCTTTGAATTTTATATCAACCAATCCTTTTACCGCAGGAGGCTGTGCCCCTAAAAAACCAATATGTCTTAACTTACCATCAGGGTAAAAGGAAATAGATCTCTTCTTCCAGAAACCTGAGTGAATAGCGTTTGAAATTTCAGGAGGAATTTGTTTGCATTTAGCAAGGAGTTTCTTGCCATTTCTTTTTATCTCTTCAACCCATCCATAGGCAGGTGTATTATGTTCCGGGTGTCCTATGCAAAGAGGGGCTTCATGGTGAGTAGGATTATAAGTTTTTACTGTATAGTCAAGTTTACTTTCATCGAATAAATCAGTTCTGCCTTCAGAGTCGGTCTGAGTTCCACCCTCAAATACTTCAATCCATTTACCGTTTAAATCAGGGGCTTCTATTGTTCCGGGCATTTCTTTACTCCTAAAATTAATTAATCATTTCCTTCATAATAACCAAAACAAATAAATAAAACTAACGAAATCATTTCAACGAAATCATTTCGTTAGTTTTTTAATAGAAAAAAACGTATATTTGAAACAGGCAGGTGATTAAATAATGGCAAAATTATGGATTAATGAGCAACATTATGTTGACATAGATAAAAAGCAACCCCTTTTCAGTCAAGAAATAGCAACAAGAAAAAGAAGTATAAATTTTTCTTCCTTTCTCGGTTATCTTCCAAACCCTGATCCTATTCTCAAGAGGACAGGGCAAAGTATTAAAATATATGAAGAATTAAGACTTGAGCCACAAACAAGAACATGTATTCAGAGTAGAAAATCAGGGGTAATGAGTTTGCTAAATGGAATTAACAGGGGAAAGGCAAAAACAGAAGTAAGTGAATTTATAGAAGAAAACTTCAATGAATTACCATTACAAACAATAATAGAGCAGATACTTGATGCACCTAATTATGGCTTTCAACCTCTGGAAGTAAGTTATAAGTCTTTATCTTCCGGTAAGATGGCAATAGATAAGATAGAAAGTAAGCCGGTTGAATGGTTTATGTTTGACGATGAAAATAGACTAAGGTTTCGTTCCAAGTGGGATTATATGATGGGTGAATTGCTTCCTGATAAAAAGTTCCTTTGTCCCTCTTACGAATCCACTTATAACAATCCCTATGGAAATCCTCTTCTTTCCTCCTGTTTCTGGCCTGTTACCTTCAAGAAAGGTGGACTTCAATTCTGGGTCGTATTTGTTGAAAAATATGGTATGCCTCATGTAATAGGTAAAGTTCCACCAGGGACAAAACAAGAGGATAGAGGCAGGGTAATGGAAATGCTTGACGCTATGGTTCAAGATGCTGTAGCGGTAATAAATAATGATGAGAGCATAGAGTTTATTTCTGATGCCGGGAAGTCTGCAAGCACTAACGCATTTAGTCAATTAATCAGTTATTGCAACGATGATATTGCAAAGGTAATTCTTGGACAAACCCTTACGACTCAGGTTGGTAATGTAGGGAGTTA